TATAGCATCACTTTGAATAGTAACAGGGCTACCTTTCTGACTAGCGATAGCCGCAAACTTATCCAGTTTGTCCTCTGGATCAAACTGATATACATCATATTTTGGTTGTATCCCCATCTTGTTAGGACGTAACCATATTTGCAAATAGCGAATAGGTTTATCTGAATTATTACCCTCAAGATGCCAAATCCCAGACCCTGCGGTCATACGTTGCACAGCTCCTGTAGGTACTTGTAAGATATTACGTAGATTGTCATTGTGATAGCATGGTCCATCAATAACATATCCTAGTATTTCCATATCCATGTGTTGATGAATAGGGACAAAATTGTGTGGTTGAACTCTGTCATCATTAATTACTTCTAGTATAGAGTAATTGACGTATTTTGGATCCCAATAACTGTTGTTACTGAATGAACGATATGTTTCAATCCATCCCGCATCCATGTGTTTTCTTGTGTTTGCAGGTCTATGTGTAATCATTGTATATAACTTATAAAATTTATTATTATTTAGAGTAAGTTATTCGGTTATATTTATAATAATCTTATAGACCGTACGTTAACCTGTTAGCGTTAAAGTTCTGTAGTACTTGGCTAACAGTTAGTGCGGCATTGTATAATCTTGTTATACCTATACGGCCGGTAAAATACTGACTATATTCAGTATTAATAACTGCTACTTTTATCATTCAAATGATAACCAGGGTTAACCATGTCTTCTTATACGTGTTCTTGGATAGACTACCCCCGACGCGGGTCTAATTTGATAGTTAATTTTTGGAAAAACATTACCTAGAATTTCTCGTTCTTTTTTATAGTATAAAAATAAATTTGGGGCACCTTGTAGATCCTGACTATCTGTGGGCCCACCCGATGTAGCTGTTAGTTGATTGGATTTGGCGTATGCTATAATATATGCTTTGGCTTGTTCCTGAGTCATGTTGGGATATGTTTCTAAGGCACAGGCAATTACTCCACATACTTGCGGACTAGCCATACTAGTACCGCTAAACTTACCAATCTTAAAACTGCTGTTTCTAGGATCACTAGTGCCTGAGAGTAGAGAACTTACAATGTAAGTTCCAGGCGCCCATATGTCTACACCAGGACCGCAATCACTGTACTGTACTTTTTGATCTATTTGTATTGTATCTACCGAACCTACGCAAATATTTGGAATATCATAACCGCCGTTAGCAGTTGTGTCGTTAGCTGATGGACTAGAGCCTCTCATATAATAGTAAGGTTGAGTAACACTACCTGGATATCTATTAGCCATTTCAAAGGTGTTGTCCCAATCTAGTCCGCCAGGCACGTCATGCTTCCATTGTCCATTTCCTGATGCACCAACAAAGAGAATTCCTTCGTCTATAGCATCTTCAATATCTGAGTCTAATGCCGCGACTCTCACAGGAATTCTTTGATCAGCAATAAATCCCCATGTGTTTAATTGCTCAGTGGAGAATCCTACACTTATAGTTTTCCTAGCATTGATCCCTAACTGTAAATCTATTTGAGCAGGAACAGCTTCATAGAAAACATATTCGTTAACCATGTTAGGACTGCCAACAGTGCCATCTAACGCAGCTCTACCTTCAACTCGAACTCTGTAGGTTCTATTAGGTGCTGTACCTTCAACTCCGTAGTAAATTCGTTGAACGCTGTTATCTGCACACGACCACATGATTTTTGGAAGATTGGGATTTGAGGGACCAAGATTTGACCAATTAGTAGAACCTGCAGTAAAAGTTAGATAGTGGTTGGTGCTAACATATATTGTACTATATGAGTTACCTAGATAGGAAACATTAAATGGTAAATTAAGAGTCCAATATCCGTCATCGTTGCTACCAACAGTTGGGGCAGTAGATGCAGTAAGGAACTCGGATCCTAACAACGAATTAGTTATTGTGGATACTGATGCGGTAGCAGGAGTGGATTCTGTAACCACAATTAAACTCATAGCTACCGCTATAGCCGGAAACGGTGCATCTTCAATATCTAAATTTGTAGTAAATGTAATAGTATATACTGCGGTATTTAATAAATCCACCGTTTGTCTAACATCAGTTTCGATAGTTCCGCCCTGAGTTGTTTCATCTGTAGCACTAAAAGTTTCTATAACAGTTGCACCTTGATTAATGATAATTTCACTGGTTACACTCATAACTCCGGAGATAGAATTAACTGCAAGATTATTAATTAATTCAATTCTAGATGGGCCTTGCACAGTTATCACATAACTAGCATCGGGTGCTGTTAGAATATTCAATGCGGCTTGTTGTCCTTCCTGACTCCAAGATGCAGGTTTAGTAAGTATACTGCCCCCAGGTGGCACATACGGACCTGTTGTAGTAATTCTATTTCCGTGATTTTCAAATCCGGTCAATACTGCTAATCGTGAATTGGCAGTGCATACACCGCTATATCCGGTATAAATAGTTGCTCCAACAATGGGGGTGTATCTTGTCCCTCTATAGGTTACAGCAGTAATGTCACTGAAAAACCATTCTCCTGGAAAAATACTCATGCCCCAACTGTTATTGGTTATAGTTGGATTTTTTCTTCCTGTGGTAGGATTTATAGATTTTGTTCTATGAAACTCTCTTACATAATCCATTACATAAGGAAAGTTATAATTTGAAAGATCGCCAGCTAGATAATAGATAGTATAGATATTGGCATTTCTAGCCCACCCTTGAGTGTTACCAGCAGTTGTACCCGCAACGTGTGTCGCATGGGCGCTAGTGCCATATACATAAGTACCAGATGCGCCGCCTGTAACTTGAGGATTATGTTGTGCCCAATTGTATTGGATAGCACGAGATCCGCCAGTGCCATCTGCATTAACAGCATACTCTGGATGACCAAACACTATGCCGTCACCGTCAACAATAACCACATCAACGTTTTTGCCAGTTTGTGTTAGATTAATAGTTCCGGTCTGCGATGGAGTACCAGATCCATTGCCTTCATATCCAGTACCGCCCCACCCTGTTCGCTGAACTCCTTCAGTACAGCGTAGTAAGCCCCAGTTTTTCATATTCTGTGTAGTGCCTGACGATTTATCCCAATCAGACGATGTTTGAGTTGACGTAGTTCCAGCTTGAATGCCCAACTCTGACGGAATTAATTCAACAGTTCTAACCCTAGGATCATTTTTTAATTCTTTTGCTTCCCAATTGGTCAATCTATAAACTGTATTTCTGCTGGAGGGGCGCCTATCAGTACATTTAACTGCTCGATAAATGTCAGAATTTAACGGTGCTTTTCCTTTTGTTTCTATATCTTGATATATCGACGGCAAATCATCGTGATTATATACAGTAACAATGTATTCATTTGTTTGAACATATTCTGTTAAATTACTCATATTAAGACTCAAGTTGTAATATTGTTAAAGTCACAGTAATTGCGACTGTTGAGCCAGAAAGATTTGTAATGTTTATTGGTATAGTAGTAGTGGGTGAACTTTCATTATTAAAACCAAATGCGCCAGGGCTAATAAGAATTGTTTGGGCGCCACTTGTAATTACTTCAGTAATAATACCAGCACCCGCAGCCGGGTCAATATTTGATGCTCTTGATACGTCTGTAGTTCTAGAGGCGTCATCTGAATATATCCTGACCCAGGCTGCTGCCGATGTTTGAATTTTTAATAATGCATAGGATTTATATCCAGTAATATTAGCGTTTGCATTAGCATTATTAGCTAAACTTGCAGTAGTAGTTGTTACCGTTGTTCGAGAAACTAGGCCACCTGTCTCACCTATAGGTACAACATTACCATTGGCATAGAAATAATTATCCGTGTAAATTGCATTAGTAGTTAAATTGCTACTAACATTTACAGTTGTCAATGATGCTAAACCAGTACTGCCTATATTATAAATATAACCTGTATCAGTTATTATTATACTATTACCATTTATATTGCCGGTATATGTTGGTAAGTATGCGGCTACATTTGTGTTTGCATACTGTGTTGGTAACCCAGTTAATTGACTACCATTGCCAATGAAGTAATTAGCAGATACATTGCCGGTATATGTTGGTAAATAATTTGCAACGTTACTGTTTGCATACTGTGTTGGTAACCCAGTTAATTGACTACCATTGCCAATGAAGTAATTAGCAGATACATTGCCGGTATATGTTGGTAAGTATACGGCTACATTTGTGTTTGAATAACTTGCAGGTAATCCGGTCAATAAACTACCATTGCCAATGAAGTAATTAGCAGATACATTGCCGGTATATGTTGGTAGATAATTTGCAAATACATTACCAGTATGTGTTGCAATATTGCTATCTCCATCAATGTAATATGTTATAGTAGGTGTAGGAATCCAAGATATATTTCCAGTTCCATCAGTAGATAACATATATCCATCTTGACCACCGGTTATTCTTAAATTCGTAGTGTTGGTGTTGTATTTACCAATAATGTTGTCACTAATTCTAATATTACCTAAAATGCTTAATGTTCTATTCTTTGAATTCCAAGCAAAATTAGAATCACCTCCTAATCTATTACCTACATTAAATTGAACAGCACCGCTTTTCCCACCCGGATCATTGAAAATTTGTAATTTAGGTACACCATATAAAGGAGGGTCAGTATAATTAATTGTAACTGATTTAACTTCTTTTGTTCCGTTAGTTGCGCCATCGGTGTTTATTATTGTTCTTGGATCTGTTGCCATTATTTGTCCTTATTATTTTCTTAGTAAAGGGGGTATACCTGCACGACTTACTTTAAAGCCAAATGCATTTGCGTTCTTTTTAATTGTGTCTGGTTTGACATCTACTGTTAATGCAGTTTTAAATCTAGGGTCATTTTTTTCTTTTTCACTTGGAATATATCCACTAACTTCATTAACATTTTTGAATCTATTGAATTCGTTAACTAGACTGTCAGCTAAACTATTTGTCTTTACTTTCTTAATAACGTTATTCTCAGGTAAGCTAAGTGTCTTGCTGTGTAGTTCGTTTAATTTGTCATATAATTTAGCAATCACACCTTTTGTACGTAATGCTTTAAATGCTAGATTCTCAGGACCAAATTCACCGTTCAAGTCTAATCCGGCTTGACGATACTTCTTAATATTCTTTAACACATTTTGTACTTTGTGTAGGTTGTTAGACTTATATGCAAACTCTGCTAACTTGTATAGTTTCTCAAATTTCAATTTAGTAGAATTTTGGTCAAAGTTTGCTTTACGTTTTTTAGGTAATCTAATCCATTTGTCATTTAATACTGAGTACTCACCCAAGCTGATAACTGGTTGATTAGCATCTTGTACATATAATTCTACTTCATAGTTGTTAATGTAAATATCATGCTGGTCATTGTAAACAATCTTTTTAGCATCAAATAATTCACGGTAAATATCGTCATCTGCAAATTTACCCATGTCTACTAAAATATGTAAATCAATGTCTGAATGTTTAGTGTAGGTGTAGGCAGCATTGCTACCGCTAATTGTAATGTCTTGCACATCTAAGTCAGTTATTCCTAAATGTTCAATAAAATCGTTAGCGATTAATAGTAATTGTTGACGTACTTCCTCATCCATTGTGTCGCCATTAAAAATAGCTGGATTTAGTTCTTTGTGAAAGTATAATGCGTCACTAATCTGAAAACTGTGTAATTCCGTAAGGTTCATAGAGTATTTATGAAAAAAGGCTGTCGTTTGACAGCCCTTTTCTTTGAGTTTAACTAATTTATGTAGTTTTTTTACG